TTGAACTCACACTCCACCATGATTTCAGTAAGACATGCTAGCATATTTATTTCTTGATCTGCCACAAATGCCATTTGATACTGATACTTAGCGAGAGTAAGCACAGCAGCAGGAATACTATTCGGAACCATGGAATCATAACAAGCATCGTAAATACGACGCAGTAGAACAGAAGTATCATTGTCCAGGTTATTGACAACCCATTTACGTACTTCGGGAAAATCCTTTTCCTTAAGTTTCTTAACCAGATCATTTACTTTTACATCACTAAAGGTTGCAAGAATGCCAGAGTCAATCTTACCACCGGCAGAGTAACGTTGACACTCATTAAGAACACGTCTCCAATCTGGAAAGTGTTTGTTGATTAATTCTACCAGGACCTTGTTATCATGTTCAATACCCTCTGTATCCAAGATTTCTTGGAGACGCTTGAAGAACTGGGCGGCAAGTTGGGGCTTGCTTTTGGAATTGGTTGAAAAGTCAATACAGGCGCATCGACTGTGAAGGGGTTCGATGATTTTGTTTTTGAAGTTGCAGGTAAAGATGAATCTGCAGTTGCCAGAAAACTCCTCTGTAAACGCCCTAAGTAAGAGTTGTACGTCGTTTGTTGTGTTATCAGCTTCGTCGATGATGATGACTTTGTGTTTACCAGTTGCTTGAAGTGAGACGGTCGAAGCGAAATTCTTTGCAGTATTTCTGACCGTATCAAGAAAGCGTCCCTCATCGGATCCGTTGATGACATAAACATCTACTCCCAGTTGGTTGCACAGTGCCTTTGCTACCGTAGTTTTGCCACACCCTGCAGGTCCAGCGAGCAGCATATTAGGTATCTCACCTTTATCTAGGAAGTCTTGGAAGGTCTTCTTAATACTTGTTGGTAAAATACAATCTTCAATAGTTTTGGGACGGTATTTCTCCACCCACAAAAATTCATTACGCATAATCATTCCAAAGGTCGAACAAATTCATTAGACACAATATCAGTTGCCTTCAATTGTTCTTTCATATATTCTACACCAATTTCTGGCATAGCGGTATCCCCACATGTAAAGACATCACACACTGCCATTCCCTTTTCGGGCCAGGTGTGAATACTAATGTGAGATTCAGCGAGCATAGCAAATCCAGTTACACCTTGAGGTTCAAATTTATGAACTGCCAGGTGTAACAAGGTTGACTTACACTCTTTAGTTGTATGGTACAGAAGTTTTCTAATAAACTCCTCATCATCAATAAGTTCTAATGAACAATCTTTTAGGGTAAAAAGAATATGTTTCATTGTTGTTGTTTTTTCAACCATTCACGAAATTGTTTTTTACCCGCTTCCACTGCAGTCCATGGAGCATACAGTGGATAAGGATAATCTTTTTTACCCGAAGGTGGAATCGGGTTCAAGTGCGATGTAGTAAGTGAGGTCATGATTCTTAGAGGTAAATCGTGAAAGAAGTTTCTGAGATACCACCACCTCATAAGTTCCAGGAAGAACTTTAATGTTTTCTACCTTGAAGTTGAAAGAGAATTCTGCTTCTGTTTCACCAACAACTACAGCATAGTCATTGGATGTATCGTTCTTCTTATCACGAACAACCAATTTAATCACACCGTTCTCACCAACAGCAGACAAATCAGGCAGTTGATATACAGCAGATGCTTTGAGCAGTTTCTCCAGTTGATCGGTGCTCACCTCAAAGCATACATCTTCTGTAGGAAGACTAATATCCTTTTCAGGAGGAGTCACAATTACATTAGGATCTGCAAAGAAATACTTGGAACGAGACCGACCTTCACGGATCATCACATATCCATCATTAGCAAAGTCAAGTTCAGGACTTGAATGCAAACTCAGTCCATTAAGGAACTGGTTCAGGTCATAGATTCCAAAGTCCTTCATGAACTCTTCAGTAACGGTTGCCTCTGCAAGAATGTTTTTCATCACACTAATAGTGCGAAGTTTGCTACCCTCTTTGAAAAGAATGGACTGGTTGATAGAAGAGAAGTTCTTCAGGACAGAGATAGTTTTATCAGAAAGTTTCATAGGGTTGTGAGTTTTCATTACAGAGGCCAGCGAAGTGGTAGAGAAGAATACAATAATGGATTGCCTTCAGGATATCCTGCTTAGACTTACCATCTTTCTTACCAAAACGAGAAAGGTACTTAAGTGCGTTGGATCTACAGAATGGTTCTGCATCACCAACAGATTCAATCAGATCAAGTGTCTGAGTTTTTGATTCGGGAGAAGCATAGTGAGACCGATAGGTGCCGCCAAGATACTCCTTAATTTCTTTGAGGATTACATCCTCATTATACTTCCACCGACCATTAGTATTGTCAGTGGTAGGTAGATCAGGAATATTCAAATTTATTGTATCTGGATTTCCCAAATTCAAATAAGAAAAGTCATGTGCGGGTCGTGCGGCACCAAAACTGATAGTATCAGCACCAGAACCACCAAAAATAATGGTGTCAGAAGATGCAGTGCCAGGATTACCTGTCAAACCAAAACCATCTTCATACCTGTCTTCAAAGTTAGTCATATTCAATTCATCAAATAGTAAAGACCATGAGTTAGTCATATTATATCAGGATGTAAGTCCATCGTCAATGGTGACACTATCACCGGGCATCACGAAATCAGCATCAACCTTGTCATACAGTTCCAGGAATGCCTGCTTGGTTTCATCATCGAAACGGTTGACACAGACTTGAATTGCCTTTGCCTTGTCTCCGAAGATGCTGTATGCCTTCACGATGTGAACCAGACGGCGGGTGCTGATGATCTCTTCAATACCACCATCATAGAAGGTCTTGCGGATGATGTCAGCCCAGTCAGAGAGACGCTTACAGAAATCTGTATCCTCACAGATTTTACCAAGGATCTTCTGTTCTGTAACAGCAGCAGGATACTCCTGCTCAAAGGTTACTGGGAACCGCTCAAGGAATGCTTCATTGAGCACGTTAGTTCCAATAAATCGTCCGTCGTCGGAACCTTTACCTTTGGTATTTGCGGTAGCGAATACTTGGAAACCTTCTGCGGGCGTAACCCATTTGCCAATTTTCTTGAGGAAAACTCCCTTTCCTTCGAGAATAGATTGGAGACAAAGGATTTTGTTTGAGGCAAGGTCGATCTCGTCAAGGAGCAAGACTGCTCCTCGCCGGAGTGCTTCAATGACTGGGCCATTATGCCAGACGGTCTCACCACCAACAAGACGGAAACCACCAATAAGATCATCTTCATCTGTTTCTACCGTAATGTTGACCCTGATAAGTTCGCGACCCAGTTGAGCACATGCTTGTTCAACTGAGAAAGTCTTTCCGTTACCGGACAATCCTGTAATGAACGTTGGATAGAATACACGGGACTTAGTAATCTTTTTAATATCATTGAAATTGCCAAAGCTGACGAAGGAATCATCTTTCTGTGGGATAAGGTTTTGTTCGATTGCAGGCATTGCTGCAGGAGCACTATATGATACTTCCAGTTCTTCTACAGTCTCTTTCGTTACTTCCAAGTTCCACTTACCGCGACCAACTTTATAGTCAGTCAGTTTATTGGTTACGGTCTGATAGTTGAACTCATTCATCATGCAGAATGCCTTGATCTCAGCAGACGTGACCGACTCGCCATATGATTCGCGGAGACATTCAACGATGCTTTCTTTGGACAGACCCATTTGTTTTGTTTGAACTGAAGTTATTATAAACGGAAAAGGGGGCGGTTTGCCCCCTGAATGGTCAGTTTCCTTTTCGTCCATACTTGTATCGCATGGCTCCTAGAAGATATGCCTGAGATAAAGATTTAGGACCATTAGTGAGGATCTCAATGACCTTAGGATCCTTTTCCGATGCCTTAGCAATCTCTCTCCAATCTTCTCTGTATTCGCTCATGCAATCAACTCCATAAACTCACCCAGGACTTTCTTATTTAGTTTCTTAGTCTTAAGAGATTTGATAAATGCAGATTTGATTTTTGCTTTGGTTGCACCATCATCAACCTCAAAGTCAGATTCCTGAGAGAGTGATATTGAAGACATCGCAAAGTATGCATGATAACCAGAGGTCTTGATGTTGAAACTACGTTGTTTCTTCCACTCATTCTGCAACCTAAGGAAAACATTAGAACCCCGATTGTGATACAGGTTCAGGAATCCAATTGCATCACGACCTTCAAGGACACGAATACCAACAAAGTTTACGGTGGGGAAGTTATCGCGAAGGTTTCGGAGCATTAAATCAGAGAAACCGTGCCAACCATAAGGAACTTGATAGGTATTACCGGTCTTACGATCCCGAAGGAAAGTAACACCACCAGACAACTGCCGATACCCAATATAAGGTTCACTCTCCCAGTGACGCTTGACCTCAACGTGACGGGAAAGATGGTTTGCCTCACCATCAGTCAGGACAATACACTGAACTTTTTGTAGTTTGTTTTGCTTCTGAAACTGAGGGAGGATCTGATGAAGGCAGACAAATGCTTCGTTTAAAGGAGTGCCAGATAATCCTAGGCGGGTGGGAACAGAGTAAGGAGCTCCATAGAAATTAGAGAATGCTCTAGCAATTCTCCAAATGTTAATCATCTGGTGTTCAAGTTGCTTACCATTTGTTTTACTGGTCAGCAAATTCATCAAAGAAAAATGTTCACTCACAGCAAGGAGATTTTCTTTCTTTTCATATGCACAAGTAAGATCTGCCGGGTTGATTACCTCACCTGTCTCATAATCATAATCAGGTTTCTTCCATTCATTAGTAAAAGCATACACCTCAAAAGGAATGGAAACTTTCTTACAGAACCAGATTAGATTATAGAGTTGCTTGATAGTATCGAGCATCACACGACTCATAGAACCACTCCAGTCAAGGATAAAAATCAGACCATGATTCTTACCATCAGGAATCACAGAGACTTTCTTGAATAGATCTTCGTTGTACTTGTAAGTATGCAGTTTGGATGTATCAAGAACTCCAGTGCGGGCCGTAGTGGCACGGGCATAAGAATCTGCTGCCTTACGGCACTCAAACTCTTTCACCAGATAGTTGACTTCTTTCTGTGCATTACGTTTGAACTTAACAAACTCTTCATCAACTCTTTCAAAAATATTAACCGAACAATTATTCTTCTGATGATCGAACCACATGTCAATATCTTTGTGAACTTCATTGTTCTCAGCAATAATATATTTCAGATTAACCTGAGGAATTTCAACATACACGTTCTCCATTGATTCTGAATTTATAAGATCCTGCAAGTTTCCTTGAAGAGAATCTGCAGTTTGCACCTCAGGTTCATCACTCAGAGGTGCGCTGGCAACCTGATCACCCTGGTTAGTAATCTCTTGCTCTCCAGAATCACCAGATCCTTCACCAGGATTGTCATCTTGCTGAGTTACTGGAATATTTGCTGGTTCATTAGACTCCCCACCCATTTCACCAGGTGGCATCGGCATATCATCTACTTTCTCTTCTTCCTTCTCTTTTTTACAAAACTTATATAGAACCTCTGCTGCTAAAAGAACCTCATCAAAAGTATCGCAACCTTCGATCATACGAATGATTGCCATTTCTTCTTCGGTGAATTTGAGATTTAAAAAATTACCGATCTTAAAATATAAATTTGCACGATCAGCAAGGTTGAAATCATCAACATCCCCGCCAGATATAGAGAAAAAGTCCTCGTCATTTAGTTCTTGGTATCCTTTGAAAAACGTCTTTGCAAGTCCCATGTACTTGCGTTTCATCAATTTTTCAATTCTAGCATCCTCAACCACATTCACAAACTGAGGAGGGACAGCTACTTTCTCCAACCAGTTCTCATCAGGAGTAAAGAGTGCGTGGCCAACTTCATGCCCCACTAGCAGGTCATAGACGGTATTGCTTGCCTTCTCCCACATAGGAAGGGTCAGAACACGGGTGTGAACATTGAAGCAAGCAGTCTCACAGTGCTTGTGCTCTACGATCAAGTCCTCAGTAGCAAGGAGTTTGGCAAGTTGAGATTTGATTTCGTGTTTGACTGCCATGTGTTTTGTCTCGTATGCACCTATAATACCAAACCCCCACCTTACGGCGGGGGCATTAGGTGACAGTTCTCCTAGTGTCTATGGCGGTCAATTACGCTAAAATGTTTCGGCAAACTCGTTTACAGGTTGCTTGGTCTTCACTGCACTCTATCAAGCAATCGTAATAATCGTTGAGTAAATCAGATTCCTCCATTGTGCTGTCTAATGTTTTTGTCAATTTCTGAATGCTTTGTTTCCATCCAGCTAACTGATTATATGATAGTAAATTATGCATGTTGTCCTCCATGCTGTGGACAAAAAATAACGAAGAGGTTTTAATTCATCGTTTCTCCAATTCTATCAATATTTAGTTAGCGTATGCTAACTTAATGAAGTTTACGTCACACTTAATGTTTTTTACATATTTTGATACAATACTTCAAAATCTTTCTTATACATCATCCTGATTGTATTTTCAAGTTCTGGAGTTCTCTTCAATTTATTTCCCTCATCATCTGCTTTTGGGTAATAAATTTCTTTATCAAAATTTAATTGAACTTTAATAATATCACTCAACCACTCTACAAACTCATCATCCAATCTATTTTCAAACTTCCAAACATTAGTATCTGATCTAAGAAAATCAACTTGTGGTCTGTACCAATTTATAGATCCCTCCAGTGGTAAATTTTCTATCATAGAAGAAAACATAAATGGATCTTCCATTACAGATTGAATATCATCACCATAAGCTCTTTTCAAATAGATTGATCCTGAGATGAATTTGGTGACTGGATTTCGTACTATGGAAAAATGTGGGATACCCTCAACATCAAGATATTTCTCATAGTGCTCTCTATGATAGTGTGCGATTTCATATCCATTCACAATCGACATTACACCATGGCCCTGATTTAAGTAATCATCATCCCAGGTGAATCCATTCTCTAGTAAGTTTGCCTCAACAAATCTACCAGCAGTTCTTGGTATGTGTGCAAAAAATACTCTTCTGCCAGTTTCCTTGTGTCTAAAAGTTGGCATCAGATCATCCTACTAAATCCCTTCACCTTATCAAATCGAATTACATCTGCAAACCTATCGTGCAGAGATTCTTTATGGGAGATAACAAAGATATTTGCATCCTTGATTACGAACCGAATAATCTTTAAGAATTCCTCTGTTCCAAATCCATCCAGAGAACTATCAAACACTTCATCCATAATGAGCAGATTTGTGTTGACAGAGTTCTTCATCCTTGCCACCTCTCTCCAGGTGAACAAGAGTGCTAAGTCAATTCGCATCTTCTCTCCCTCGCTGAAAGAAGAATAGGAAAAGTTTTCGTGGATTGGGGACTGGACGGTTTCGTTAAATTCCTCATCAAGTGTGAAGTTGATATAAAAATCCATCATCTGAAGATAACGGTTTACTTGCTGATTTATCAGCGGTAGATACTTCTTAATGATTTTGGATTTAACTCCACCGTCTTTTAATAAACTATACGAAAAATCGTAGTAGTTAATCGTTTCCTTGCGTTGAGCAAGTTCGTCGTATGTAGTTTTTAGATTGTCTTTGAAGGCAGCTAACTTTTCATTCTCAGTATTTCTGTTTGCAAGATTATCGGTAATTTTTTGAATTTCCGATTCCAGATCTCTGACCTGTCGTTGACATCCAGCGATCTTAATATTGTTTTGAGAAATGCCATGCGTTAGTTTAGTAATCTCCTTCGATAGAGTAGTAAATTGACGCTCTCGATCCTCTTCCTTTTTAATTGCTCCCTCCAGTTCCTTATAACCGGATTGCAACTCTTTTGCTTTATTTTGAGCGTCACTAATCCTATTTATTCTAAAGGTCTCTTCAATATCTTGATTGCAGGTAGGACAGACCGTATTCTCTGTGAAGAATTTATGTTCCTTAGTAATGGTCGATACCTTATTAGAAATCTTACCTTTCAGGTTACCTAGTGTGCGAAGTTTCTCTGTAGCTCCCACCACATCTTCAAGGTCTTTGTTTAATTTAAAAATATCTTCTTCAATATAAGCATTATCATTCATCAAAGTATTTTCTTCGGTGAGAAGTTGATTGATACGAGTTTCATTGTTTTTAATATTTTCCTTCCCTCTATTTTCTAACTCTTCAATAAAATTCTTTTGCATCTGAACTTTATCATTCAGAGATTCTTTTTTAAGTTCCAATACTTTGAGTTCTTCTTTTATGGTGCGTATCTTTTCTTTTATCACAGTATTCATCGTGGAGAAAATGCGAATGTCCAAAAGATCTTCAATCACATCTCTGCGATTAGATACAGAAAGTTGCATGAAAGGAACAAAAGTGCTGCTACCAAGAATTACAATTTGAGTGAATGACTTATAATTCATCTTCAGAACATTCTGCTCAAACCACTTCTGTTGATCATTTGCTGCTGCGGATTGATTCATTGGAGATCCGTCTTTATGAATCTCAAAAATATTTGGTTTAATTCCTCTAATTACTTTCCAACTGGTTGTTCCAATAGTAAACTCAACTTCAACTCTACAGTCTTTTTCATTGACAGAATTGATGAGTTGTGGTTTATTAATTTTACGAAAAGGTTTACCAAACAAAGAAAAAGTCAGTGCATCTAGTAATGTGCTTTTGCCTGCACCATTAGTTCCAATGATTAAATTGGTAGCATAATTATTTAAACTAATTTCAGTGTCTTGATTACCAGTTGAAAGAAAGTTTTTCCAACGTACTTTTTCAAATAAAATCATGTTCAGTTTCAGGAGGAATTACAAGTTCATTTTTAGTGATTACTGTGTACTTATAGTCATGTATCTCACATGTTTTAATCATTATTTCATCTTCAACTTCAATGACATGCATATCAGGGCTGCCATCTTCTTCCAACATCATAGCATATCTCATCGCATCATCTTCACCTTCAAACAAATAAAGAATTTGTTCTCCTTCCGAATCATTTACAGAATATGCACCATCTGTTTCTTTGCCATAGATTGTCAGAATATACATCAGATTAACTCACATGCCTCTTGATAAGTCTTTCTCATAAAGTTCTGAAGTTTAGACTTATCAAGATTAATCTCAGCTTCCTGAATATATCTGTTTAGAATAGAAAGTGTATCCTCAGATTCAAATGCTTCAAAATCTTCTGCTTCTCCTATAGTAAAGTTTTCTACAACTTTTAATTCAAAGACATTTGATTCATACAGTTTGTCAATAAACTTTTCAAATTTTTTGATATCAGATTTTTGTCTAACAATTACCTTTACAATTTTGTTTTCATATTCTCTAGTATCAAAGGTTTGATAATTAGTATCTTCGTAGTAGATATTATAAAATATTCTATATGTATTATCTACTGGAGTATGTTCCGTAGTTTTTGTATCAAAGAGGTGGAATCCTCTCCGATCACCGACATCGTTCCAGAACATCTCATACGGATTTCCCAAGTAGAAGATCCGTCCATCATCCGATCTAGTGTGGTAGTGACCGCTGTAGACTTTGGTGAACTCTGAATATAAGTTGCTCTCATGACCATGATCCATGATGCATCCTCTATGAGCTCTAAATCCTTGGAGTTCAAGGTGCCCCATCGCGACTTTGCAAGTTGAATTTTTAATAATCTTGAAAGTTTTTTCTTCATTGTCTTGATTGATCCATGGAATAAAAAGTATGGGTAGACCACCAATTTCAACCTCAGTTGCTTCAGAATATATGGTGACATTATCATATTCACGAAGAAGCAAATCTACAGCATTTACTTCATTAGTATTTTTATAGTATGCTGTGTGATTACCAACAATCGTATGCACATGGATACCCATGCTTTCTAATCGATCATAGTAATTATTCTTTGCCCATGCCAGTGCAGAAAAGTCAATACCTTTACGACTATCAAAAGTATCACCCATATCAATAATAGTGGTGATATTATTCTCTTCCAAATAAGGAAAGAAAATATCATTATAAAACTTTAGAAAGTAGTCGTGAAATAATTTAGAATTTTTACGACAACCAAAGTGTTGATCGGTAATGATAGCGATTTTCATTATGGACAGTCAGGAATTGGAGGCATCACGATTGAAAAGTTTGACGATAAAGTTATTCTCTTTTGGTCAAATTTATGAACAGGAACATGATGAAATAAATGAGAGGGAAATAAAACAAATTTGCCTTCTATGGGATCTACTTTTTCACCAAAGTTTGAGAACACAAGCGGAGAAAAATACCACTTTGATTTTAAGAAATAAACTAAAGATATTGTATTGGGCATATGATGATGAGAATCAGCATAATCCCCCCTACAATATACATTTCCCCAAAATTCATGTTGAATAATACTTGGATTTATATCACCTTGAATAGATGGAGGATTAAAATTTTTATTAATCTCATTGACAATAAATTTTTTAAATTTTATTACCTCTTGGTGATTTGGTAGATAATTCCAAACAGTATGAACTGTAGCTTTGACATTGGTGTATCCTACTGTGACCGTTTCATTTTCTAGTATTGGCGTTAATTCTTTGGCAAAATTTTCTGCTTCTGGGTAATCACCAACCACAACGTCACAATAAGATTTTACTTTCATCAACCACGCAGTTTGGAATGAACATTATCCTTGATTTGATTGTAGTCGGAATAGTTCGATCCGTCAAGGGTGTTGTTGTCGTCAAACACCTCACTATAACCAGATCGTTCAATAATCTTATTCTTAATTTCTAACTGACGCTTTTCCCTTTGGATCCTGCGGAGAAACGCATAATGAATGATCTGCGTAAAGTAAGCAAAAGGATTTTGGGATTTCTCAGGATTAAAATTATGAATGTATTGAACGCAATTTTCGATTCCATCAGAGATCATGTCCTCCTTGAACATGTAATTAACAAAGTTTGGTTTGAAAGATAAATGATTTGCAATCTTTAGAAAACACTCACCAATATAGCGTGGGATAGGTGGTTTCGTATCCCACCTTCTTGCTCTTTCTGATTTGTCTTGTTCAGAAAGGATCTGACCAAACTTCTTTCTATAAGCAACTTCAACCTGAGTTCTATATTCAACCAAGGCTGCAAGGAACTCTTTATTGTTAACGTAATGCTCTGACCTTTTTCTTCTTGTCATACCGGGTTGAATCATAAAGGTAACTCATAATATGTATAGATTATATCATCTATGTAAACACTTGACAAGTTCTACAATACCATATAGACTAACTCTGTCAGGGTTGATAAGGAAGCTTTAGGTACTTTTAAATATCTTCTCTAAGATCTCTTTTACATCATTTACATTACCTAGACGACCCATTTTACGATCTAGTTTAGATTGATTATCGCTAGGAAGTTTATTAGATGATCTAACATAATCTTGATACATCATAATCATTTCTACATCAGACGATTCAGACATAGTAAGAACGTCATTCATATTTAAGATAAACATATCCTCAGTTGTTGTTTTCAACCAAGGTTCTATTTTATATCCAACTGTTCCTATTTTACTTTTAATTTCACCGACAATGATTGGATTGGAAACCAGAAGCATTGTTCTATCATCTTCTTCAGATGCAGCTACTTTGGCAAAGATTTCTTCACCTGATTTTAATTTTAGTGTTGCGTA